TTACTGTAGAGTATATGCGTTCACCAAGTGGTACTGATAGTTGGCACTCAAGAAAGGGTTATACTGGTATTTTAAAGGCAGTTGAAGGCTTTATTCACGAAAGAAATAGCGGTCAAGTAGCACGATTAGTTCATTATTTTTAGAAAAAATCACACAATTTTAACCTAGTAGATAAACATTTTGTAAAAAAATGTTGAAAATTCTTTGGTGGTTGGTTTCAATTTTATAACTTTGCGTCATATTAATCAAATAAATAAAAAATGGAAACTTACACACCAGCCAACAATATTAACAAGGACACAATAGTTAGTCCTGAAATTGAAAATCATGAAGTTAAAATACTTAGAGAGTCAAATAAAAATTTTAAACTTGAGATTATAGATTTAAAACTTAAACTAAAAGAAATTTATTCAGTATTGACATCTAATACAGATAATTTAATACAACAATAATTATTAACTAAAAACTATACACAATGAATACAGAAAAAATGAAAGAAGAATTAGTAAAAACACAAATAGAAGCATTTAACAATTCTATAAAAAACACAGAAGATGTTTTTAATAAATGTTTTAAAACACAAAAAACACAAAAAACTCAAAATGAGAAATACATTTTAAAAGACAGTTTAAATACATACATCTCAATGCACAACACAGAAGATGAAGTTTACGAAAAACTACAAGAATTTAGTAAAAAGTTTAAAGATAGTTTTTCAACATTTGGAGGGCATATAGATGGCAGACCAATGTATGAAGATAGTGCAGTTTATACAATACCTGAAGAATTAAAAAGACAATATAACAATAAAGAATACATTACTTTTTATTTTTTTAAATTTGATTTAAAAACAAACGAAAGGGTTGCTTTATATGATTACAATGAAAACTATTATTAAAACAAATTAATTATTAACTAAAAACAAAAAAAAGATGAAAAAAACTATGCAAGAAAAATTAAGAAAACAACCTGAGCCTGTTGTAGAAACAAGAAAAGAGGCACTAAGAAGGCTTTACAAAGAAAATGGTTTAACAGAAGAAGATATATACAAAGACAAAAGAGGCTTTGTAATTATCACAAGAACCGGTATTGATAAGATTGTATCTAAAAACAACATTACAGTTGCTTATGAAGTTATTAATATGGATGTAGAAAAGTCTATATGCGTGTTAAGAGCAGCAGCAACGATGAAAGTTGGAAATGATGTTAGAAATGCTATGAGTTTTGGCGAGGCATCTGATGCTAATTTAATGGGAGGTGGTAAAAAGTTTCCTGTTGCTATGGCTGAAAAGAGAGCAATGTCAAGAGTAGTTCTTAAAATTGCTGGATTCTATGAGCAAGGAGTATTCGGTCAAGATGAGATTGTTGATTAATGAATGAAGGTTGGTTTGATGAGTTGCACAATGGTGAGCCAACGCCTATTACAGATACGCAATGGTTCATCATTGAAAGCAACATACAACACACTTGTTTACCCTTAAGTCAAGTCAACGATATTCTAAACAACATTGAAGAATTATCAGAATTAGAAGCAGAAGAAATTATTAAACTTATAAACGAGAACAAAATTGAAAGAGACACAAGAAAGCAATGGGAAAAAATGTTTAAAGACGGAGTATTTGGACATAATGATTTATGATCATTTTATTAAACCTCACTCTTATATAGTATGGAATAAAAAAGAAATATTAGGTGAGGTGATTGAAGATGGTATAATGAAGATTTTAAACAAAAATCAGTTAGTAGATTTTTATCACTTAGGTAAAAACAAATTCAAAGTAGAGAAAACAAAAATAAAAAACAACTTACTAAGAGATGACAAATAAATACTCTTTAGACAAGATCAGAAAGTCTAGAAATGAATTTGAGGCTTTACTTAGAATATATGGAATATCTAATTTAAGGCTTTGTAAAGTGCTAGAAGTTAACTATCTTACAAGCAAGAAGTTTATAGAAACGCCAACTAACATGAGGTTTATACACGCTAAAAGATTAGCAGACTTTATTGGTCTAAACATACAAGACATCATTGATACTATTGTGTACGATATAAATTAATTTAAACTATACAGGCAGAGTTATAATCAATTATTTAATAACTCTGCGGTTATACTTTGTGGCGATTATGTTCCTCTGCCTGTGTAGTTTATTAACAAAAAAAAATAAAATAAAATGAAAAGAAGAAGAGTAAAATTTAGCGACTATTATAACGATTTAATAGTAAATGAAATATGTGAAATATATGATGTTGACAAAGAAAGAATGTTTTTAGGAAATAGAAAAAGAAACATTATTCAGGCTAAAAGACTATACATTTACATATTAAGAGAGGTGTTTGATATGACCTTAAAAAGTATTGGAAAGATTACCAACTTACATCATGCCTCTATAATACATCATCATGAGCAGTTTAAATTTGAATACGAAACTTACGAAATAGAAAAACAAAATTTTAATAGAGTTGAGAATAAAATTATTGAAGTTGAATTAGATGAAGAGATAAGAGATTTAGAAGATCAGTTAAAAACAATTAAAAACACATTAAACAAATTATATAAACTAAATAAATTAAAGTATGAAAGAAAAGAAAGAGAAAGTCTACTTGCCTAGTAGCATTAAAAACATTGAAACAAAGTTTGGGTCAATGATGGTTGCAAACTTTAAAATGGATGCACTACAAGAAAACTCAAAGAATGGTTGGGTTTCTATGGTGATTGCAGAAAGAAGAGAACCATCTGAAAAAGGTGCTACTCATTACTCTTATGTAAATGATTATGAGCCACCAACAGAAAATAAAACTTCTGCTAAAAAAATTAAATCTACAACTGGTGATGATGATTTACCATTCTAATGATTAAATGGAAAACAACTACTTATCCTAGCACTTTCATCAAACTATCTGATGAACTTGCTAAGGTAAGAAGTATGCTGTCTGCAGATGTGTATAATAAAGACACAGAGAAGTATAGAGGTAGTCAAGAACACTCTATACAAAGTTTAGGTATATTTGCAGAATTAGTGGCTAGGCATATATTGGATAACAATAGAGGAGTTTTTTATGAAGCAGCACCCTTAATTGAAACAAGACCTGTGGTTGATGCTGATATAATCATGCAGGGTATTGATGAATTAAATTATATAGATGTTAAGGGAGTTAAAAGCAAAGGAGATACGCTAAGAGTTAATTATAAAGCCCATAACAACCCTAATAAAAAAGTTACGCACTATCTATTCATTCAGCCTCTCAACGCTTTATACGCAAGATTTTGCTGGTATAAGTATGAGGATGTTAATGATTGGGATGTGGTAATGTCAACTTATACTAAATGCTATGAACTAAAAATACAAAAACACAACTAAACAATGAAACAACAACCAAACTACTATGCTATAATAAGTGCTGAGGTTAGATATGATAAAAATCTAACTGCAAATGCTAAGTTATTATATGCTGAAATAACCGCACTACTAAATATGAATGGTGAGTGCTTTGCAACTAACAAATACTTTTCTAATCTTTATGGAAAGAGTATAGTAACGATTTCTAAATGGATCAAAGAGTTAATTACAAATGGCTATGTATCATCTAGTTATACATATAAAGGAGGTACTAAAGAAATTGATAGGAGGTATTTAAGTATTCTTAAAGGGGGTATTAAAGAAAACGACAAGGGGGGTATTAAAGAAAAGTTTAAGGATAATAATACAAGTATTAATATTAATCTTACAGATAGTAATAATAAAGGGCGTTTTAAAAAACCAACTATTAATGAAATTGCTGAGTATTGTACTGAAAGAAAGAATAATATAGATGCAGAAACTTTTTACGATTTTTATGAAAGTAAAGACTGGAAAATAGGTAAAAACAAAATGAAAGCATGGAAGGCTTGTGTAAGGACTTGGGAAAAAAGACAAACTAAAAACAATAACAGTATGAGTAAGATACATTCTCATTTGCAAAAGAATATGAATGTAAAAGAAAAACTAAGAAAACAATTTAACTAATGAGACAAATAAAAACAATGACAAAAGAAGAACTATTGATGGGATCAGTAGATTTAATTAGTAAAACTTATATAGAGTTAGGTCAAAACAATATTGAAGAAGATACAATAATGATTATGTCTCAAAGTTTAGCAGACGATTTAGCCAAAACCTATAAGAATTTTTACTTTGAAGATGCTCAAAACGCATTTAATTTAGGAGTAAGAAGTCAGATAAGCGGAGATTTTATACATCTTAATGTGCCAACTTACATGAAATGGTTAAGAAAACATAAAGATTTAATATGGGACGCAAGAGCAAAAGTTGATAGAGGAGAAAATCCTAAATCAGTTTTACACTACAGACCTGAACCTAAATTACTAACATGAAAGGGTGGGTAATAATAACAGCCATTGTGATGTGGCTAATAAGAAAAATAAGAGAATGAAGATATTAACAATCATTTGGGGAATAATAATAATAGTTTGTATATTAGAGGCGATTTTCTGCACTAAATTTATGGACGAAAATAATATTGAAGAAAATTTAAGGCAATTTGATAAAAAAATAACTAAAGAAAATGACAAAGCATAATAAACATTATTACGAAATTGGTAGAAATGGATGGACACCATCTACTACTTTCAGCCAAAAAGAAAACAAAATAAATCCTAAAATGTTTATTAGTAAAGAAGAAATAGAAATGACAAAAAAAACTATATATAATTTTAATTGGCACTTAGATAAAGTGTCAGAAAAAATAGTAAAACTATTAAAGGAGAAAAACTCATCGTATGGAAATACCGCTTTGAACCCACCAAACATATTTAGTAAATTAGATTCAACAGAGGCTATATGTGCTAGATTAGATGATAAACTATCTAGGATCAAGAATAAAGGTATTAACGATAAGACTGAAGATACTGTTGATGATATTATTGGTTATCTATTTTTATTAAAAATGTCAATGGAAAAATGAAAAAGCCAATCTTCAGAGTGTTTATTACCTATGAAATAAAAAGCAATAAAGCGGTAAAGAAAGGTAAGAAAGGAACATTAGATACTTTTGTATTAACTTCCAACTTAGAAGAAATTAAAAACGATAAAGACACAATAAATAGAATATGTTATGTTAACAGGAAAAAACCTGAAGATGTTGAAGTTAAGTTTTTAAATATTGAAATTGAAAATCAATACGGAGAAACTAACGATAGGTTTCCAGATGAATATTAGATTATGCCAAAGATTAGAAAAATAAAATTAGAAGATAGAAAAGATATGAGAGGCGGAGGATTTGCCAGAAGAAAGTTTACTTTTGAAGAAGCAGACGCAATAAGAAAAGAATATAAAACCTCAACACAAAAGATTACTATATCATCTCTTGCTAGAAAGTATAGTGTGTCTCAACCATTAATGTACCAACTTATAAAAGGAACTACCTATAATGATGGGGGTATAGGGGGGCATAGGGGGGTAGGGGGTCGCCCTGCAGTTGGAGGTAAACTCTAACAAAAATGAAAAAAGAAGCAACAGTCCAATCTTCCTTCTGTACTTATATGCAGTTTGCTTATCCAGAGTTAAGATACTGTGCGAGTCTTGGAGGGATCAGAACATCTATGAAACAAGCAGTACTTGCTAAAAAGACAGGATATGTTAAAGGCTTTCCAGATATGCAGATACTTAGAGTTAACAAAGAGTATGCTGGACTATTTCTAGAAATCAAAGCAGACAAAAAGTCTTACCCAACTAAAGAACAAAAAGAATGGGTAGCATATCTTAATGAAGCAGGATACTATGCTAAAGTAGTTAAAGGTCTTGAAGAGTGTATGGATGTTCTTGATTGGTATATGAAAATTCCTGTATAATTTTTTTACAAAATTATTTTTACAAAATTACTTTTTATTTTTTTTACAAAATTTTTTTTCTGAAACTGCTGGTGAAACTGCCCTGAAACTGCTGGTGAAACTGCTGGGTCTGCTCTATACGCACACACGCCCACACACGCCTGTTTCTTATATAAGGCGTTGAAACTCAATTATTTAGAATGAATATAAATTACAATATTTTTAACATTTTTTGCTGTATTGTTAAAAAAGTTATATATTTGCATAGTCAATAATTAAAAGACAATAAAACAAAATTAACTAAATTTAAAACAAATGAAAAATTACAAAATCACAAATTTAAAGACAAAAGCGGTTTATTTTTTAACAGAGCCGCAAAAGGATCAGTTTTTTAAAATTAATTCTTTTCATGATAGTAAAACAAAAAAAG